ATTGTGGAAGGGTTATTAAAGTGTAGTTCCAAATCTCCTATGTACGAGGCTCTCGTGTAGACCACATAACACGAGGCACGTACTTCGGAGTGCTTTTCCGCGTCGTAAGACGCGAAAGAGAGTTCCAACGCTTGACTGATCTTGGGGAGATCACTGAATCAAGTAAAGAGTTTGAGAAGGGGTTCTCTTGCTCTCTACGATGCAGACCTACTTCCGTAGGTGTCAGCGCTAAGAGACTCAATGCTTTCTCAAGCAAAGCGACAGACTTCGAAAAGTCGTATGTCTTGTAGAACACTTTCCGTGATCCCTCAAGGTTCACTCCCGCTTCGTTCTGGCTCTTATCGTATAACCGCTTGTGAGCGGGTACGATAACAGACCGGAACCAAGTGATATACTCTTCAGGTGGTTTTCCAAAGATGTTATCTATAAAAGATAAGTAATCCTTGGTAACCATCCTCTTCCTTTTCCCGTCCTTGGATTTAACCTTGGACTTGAAAGAGAAGAAACCATCGATTACGGTATGGGACCGTTTTATCGTTGGAATGAAGATAGTATCCCTAATCTCGGTCCACAATGATTGGAAAGCGATTTCAAGCGCTGCCCACATCATTTCCCCAGCTTGGCCACCCGCAGTTGCGAGTGTATACCAAGATAGGAAATCGGAGACACCGAAAGGTGCTCCGGGACGAGTTAGGAGGAGAATTGCTGAGCGTAAGGTTTTCGGAAGCCACTGTAGCTGTCGGGTGACAGCTGCAGTAGCAGCCTTATAACCAATACCCATGAACCGAGCAACGTGATAGAGGCTTAACTTAACTCCTAATTTGGATTGCACGGTTGCGATGAGCTCAGGTATGTAACCTGGGCCTAACCAACCGACGGCGATACCTCCTAGGGATAACCCAGAAATGAGTTTTCCCTTGTAGTAGAACCGTTTTGCAAATTCCAAAGAGGAGTTAGTCGAGATGATTGACTTGTGGAAGCCAATCTTCACGCCTATCACATTCATCGTATTCACGTACTCGTTGGCTACTTCGTTATCACAAATAACGACATCGTCACCGAGTACGGCATACCATGAGAACCACGATCCATGTCCCACTTTCCAGGCTGAGTACTGGACAAGCGCATGGTGTGTGATCGCAAGCATAGCCCACGAGGAGTACGCGCCCATAGGTTGTCCTACCTTGTAACAGATGTCTCGGAATGCTTTGCCGAAAGTACTTGAATACTCTCGGGGCACCCGATATGTTCTGTGCACAAGGATAGAAGCCCATAGGTGAGCATACTCTTCGGAGACGAAGCCTGCTAGCACTAATATCTGGATCACAATTGGCAATCTATCTGTCGCAGCACTAAGGTCAAAAGACCAGTAGTGGCTTCGCCCTACTTTGCCTGCTCTTTCGAGCAGCGTATCAACAGGTTTAACCTGATTGAACGTTCCATCCTCTTTAATGAAAAAGAGAACTTTATCAAAGATAAAGCGATGTAACGGATAGAAAGTCCATTGTGTCCAGACATCCACCATGGCTACAATCCGCTTCTTCCCAGGTTCCTCTACTACACTAAGAGCTCCCACATCGTATTGAAGTGGAAGCTCCTTTAGTTTGGTCTGACCATTCTTCTTCCGGGTGTCATTGACAACCCTAAGCCACTTCTCGAGATGTCGTGAGACAAAACGAAAGAATGGCAAGGAAGCGAGTGGATCAGCCCCAACCAAATATCTTATCGCTTCGATTCTAGCCAGGAGTTCCTTTCGCTCAAAAAGAGCTACAAGGTCAACCCAGGCATTACCGACCGATAAGAGTTTAGTGTAGATAGAGTTTGGTCCTGATTTGTAATTCCAATGGAATATGGGAGCCAAGCTCCGGAATATTCTATTTCCCTGAACTTCGCAAGTTTCCTTGTTAAGTTCACCTGTTATCTCAATGGTTGAAGGGCATGGTGTAATACCAAAGCTCAATAACCATGGGAAAAAGTGATCCGTTAGGAAAACTTTAAACCCGGGCAAGAAAGTGTCTAAAGGCACTCCTTGCTCAGAGATAGTGGAGAGCGATAACTTCCCTTTGTAATCTAATACCCGATAAAGGGTACAGAGAACTAGATAGAAGGTTATCGTGGGAACCGAACCCTTAAGTATTAACTTTCGGTGATTCGATGGAATCCATCTCGGGATACCTGAGTTAGTTACGGATACAGCCGAACCTGCCAATCTGGAGTTATCCAGTTTGGATCCAGAGATTACTCTCTGGATGATCAGTTGGCTGGCCTTTAGAAATATAGCCAGCCCTCTAGATCCTTGATTCTTTCTTATCCTAGTTACTAACCGGGAGAAGTGGAACATGGCCTTAACCCAACCACGGGACTGTCCACCAACGATCATCGGGACTGCCCTAATAAGCAGTTCCGACAATCGCGAAAAGCTTTTTACAGCTTTTTGCCAAATAGCACACGCTGTCTTCAGCAGTAAAGCTGATTTCAGTGTCATGTTGAGTTTATAATGAAAATTATAACCAACAGGGATCTTTCGATCCGTGTTATCCTTCAGTTTCCTCACCCCCCCGTAAGGGGAAAGAGGGCTGCAGGCAGGCGATAAAGCCCAGGTGGTTAGCCTCCTTGGTTGGCCATGCCGACATAGGTCATTGATTCAGAACCCCCCTCTCCCAGATTTCTCCAGGAGAAGGTATTTCTCATCCTTTTCAGGAAAACTGCTCAATCACCTAAGCCGCATGGCTACCAAGTTACATCACCCGATGTTACTCGGATTTGGCCTTGTGTGCGGAACAGTGAATGTTACTACCATTAATTTGGGGTTTCAGCCCGCAGTAATCCTGGAATTGGGAAACATTTTGATCCTGAGAATCGTTACTTCTCCTTTACCCGTAAGGAGGGCTCTCACACATGCCTAGATGAATTATCTAGCCGTCTGGGGGGGCCAAGCCACGGTAGTATCGCTTCAAGAAAACTTGCGTAATCGAGAAACTAACTCACTCGTGACCTAGCCTGGTAACAGGACTTTGTCACCGGATCCTCTTTCGAG